TGGTATAAAACTGCTACTATGGCGACGCGCAAACAATCAATGATAATTTGGGTAAATGTACCGATGGACTCACCAAACCAAAGCGAGTATATTAGCAAGCAAATCGAGGATTGGCGTATCGCAGTAGATGACTATAATCAATCAAATAATCCCATGCCCTTAAACTCAAACAACCCTTTTAATAAGCGATAATCACCCTGTTAAGGGTTTGGTTAATACTTTGGTTAAGGGTTAAATCACAAACCCTTAACCAACCAAGACCGCCACTATGGCGGTTTTTGCGTATTTGGTTAAGGGTTTGAGTGGTTTTAACGTCTATTGCTATAAGGGAAAATTTTTTATAAGACTTGATGACGATTGACACATGAAAATATTTTTTCTTATGGGATGCAAAATAACCCTTAACACCCTTAACACCCTTAACCAACATCGCCCAATGATAGATATAGCAAGGCTTTATGTGGTTAAGGGTTTGGTTAATGGTTGCGTTATACCCTTAACAAACGATAGATTTATCAGCCAAGGAGGATAAACTATGCGCAAACAATTTGACCGAGCCGCTGCCGAAGCCTTTGCTTGCTTGACACCCATCCAATCAGCTTGCTATCACTACATCACCGACGGCTTTAGTGCTCACAATAAATCGGCACTGCGCCAGCATTTTATCAATGAGTTGACCGCTAAAGACATAAAGCCAAAGTACATCGAGCGGGTTGTTGATACCGCATTGGGTGAGCTGACTTATCCAGTGGCAACCAATGGCGATAAATACACATGGTCAGGCTGTCAACGCTCAGCGTTTTGTGGCATACCTCAAAAGTCATGGAGTCGTAACGAGCTGTGCAAATATACTAATTTTATCATTGATAAAATACGCTCAAACACAGACGCAGTAAGCCGTGCGATACAATTACAAATGACTGTTTGATTTGAGTTATATTGCAAAGTGACTTAAAAACAGATATGATTTTCTCATAATCAATAAGTCTAACCAAAAGCTACCGCATCCTCCTCGGTGGCTTTTTTATGGCTCATAGTTAACCACTATGAGTCTTTTTTATTTGGGGCAACTATGGCACTGCAACAGTTAAAGCCACGATTAAAGCCAAGCCAAAACCATCAACCAAAATCTCGATGGGGCAGTGGACGTGGTGGCCGACCTTGGCGACGCCTACGCGACCAAATCTTATTGCGTGATTTATACACTTGTCAGCATTGCCGCCAGGTCTT